GCTGTCAGAAAGCGTCTTCTGAGTTAGGATGGCAAGACGAGTATGGATTTGGGGATCTACGTGAACGTGCGCTTGAGATAGAGAGCGCAAAGATGGACGACAAGGAGGGCGCAAATGCTGACGATCACGATTAAAGCCAACGTCCCCGCCGCTGATGCGCAGGGCATCAAGGAGCGCCTCGCCATGGATATTGAGCGATACGGAGACGTGAAGGTCGTGAAGGTCGAGAGCGACCGGGGGCAAGAAGAACAATTACGAATGAAATAATGCCTGCGGGCGAAAAAGAAAGGAATTTTGCTATGAAAAAGTATATCGGAACGAAACTCATCGAGGCGGAGCCCGCCTACCGTGTGGACGGCAAGGTCGTTGCGCTCGCAGAGAACAAAGTGCCGCGCGGCTACAAGGTCGAGCGCGGCTACAAGGTGCGCTATGCGGACGGGTACGAGAGCTTCAGCCCGAATGAGGTCTTCGAGCGCGCGTATCTGCCGCTCGAGGTGAACGGCAAGCTCAAGACTGAGGCACCGAGCATCAGCGCGGAGATGGTCGAGCGATTCATCGACCACCACGAAACCGTGGCGATGGGCGGCAAGACGACCGTTGTGCGCGCGGTGCTGAAAAACGGCTTCGAGATCGTGGAGAGCTCGAGTTGCGTGAGCGCGGAGAACTACGACGAGAAGCTGGGGGAGGAAATCTGCATGAAACGGATCAGAAACAAGGTTTGGGAGCTGCTGGGCTTCCTGCTGCAAACGGCGGTCGGCGGCGTGAACGGCGAGGCCATCAACAAGGACAACGAGATCGAGAAGCTGAAAGCGGACTTAGATTCAGCCAAAAACTCGGCTCAGCATTTGAACGATCAGAGGCAGCAGTATTGGAGAGCGTGGCAGGCATCGAAGCGAGAAGCCGCCGACTTGAAAAACAAACTCAATGACACCGAGGCGGCACTTGGGCGGGCGAATGCGTGCATTGCTACCATGCAGGTTGAAAAAGACCAGCAAACGAAAGAAATTTTCGAATGGCAGGGAAGCGCGCAAGCATTGCATGATGACCTTTTGGATGCTCGAGAGCGCGCCAATTACGCAGAAGCCCACCCGTGGCGAAACTTGTGGAAGTGGCTCAAACGGGAGGCGGCGCGCCATGAGTAACGATCCGTTTAAATGGAGTACACCGCCGAGAGGGGGCGCACCTGTCAATAGTCCGTGCATCGAGCATGACAATGTAAATCACCCCGCGCATTACACGGCGGGAGGGGTCGAGTGCATCGACGCCATTGCGGCCGCATTGACGTGCCAAAAAGACCCGATGCAAGCATGGCTGACGGGACAGGTGCTCAAGTACATGTGGCGCTGGCCGCTGAAAAACGGCAAGGAAGATCTGCGAAAGGCGAGATTCTATCTTGACAGGCTGATCGACAGCGCGGGAGATGATTGAGGTGATGCGATGAGCACGTTTGGCGGAGCCTGCGGGCGTGGCTCAAGAGAAAGCTCAAAATGGCATAAGAAGAGGCAGGGCGAAAGCCCTGCTTCTTTTTTTCCCGTGAGGGAGAACCCCTTTCTTTTCTTTTATATTTCTTTTCTTTCGGGAGAGGGTGCTATACGCAGGATATATCTATGTTGTGTGTATGTAACTATACAGTGGAGAGCGCAGAAAGGAAAGAGAAAGTTTCTGCGCCCGTGGTGAGAAATAAAAGGTGGCGTGTTACCGTCGGAAATAGGAAGCTCGGTTCTCCGAGCGGGGATAAGAATGCTGCGCGATAAGGCCGAGGACGGGGGGCTTGCAGCATAAAAAGAAAGGTGGTGGCGGCATGGCAAAAAATGGGCATCCTCCCAAATATGTGACGGTCGAAGAAATGCAAGCCGTCATTGACCGATACTTTGAGGATTGCAAAGGCGAGCCAATCATCGGGGACGACGGGATGCCGATTCTCGACAAATTCGGGCAGCCGTTTATCATTCACCAGCGCCCGCCGACGGTGACGGGGCTGGCGCTCGCACTTGGATTTACAAGCAGACAGGCGCTGCTGAACTATCAGGCGAAGAAAGGGTTTGTTGACACGGTTACGCGCGCGAAGGCCCGCATCGAGGCTTATGCCGAGGAACGGCTCTTCGACCGAGACGGGCAGCGTGGCGCGGAATTCAGCCTGCGATACAATTTCCGCTGGGTAAATGACGAGAAAAAGGACGACGGCGGAGAAAGCACGTGCGGTGTGGCAGAGCTGCCCGCGGTAATGCCTGTTCCGCAGGACGCGGGAGGTGATGCGAATGGCGAAGCGTAGCGTGGTATGGAAGCCGCAGCCCAAGCAGGCACTCTTTATGAGCCGCTGGGAGGACGAGGCTCTATACGGCGGCGCAGCCGGTTAGGCGGGGGGAAATCCGATGCGTTGGTCATCGAGGCGTTGCGTCAAGTAAATATCCCGTATTACAAGGCGATCATCCTGCGAAAGACCTTCCCGCAGCTTGCCGAGCTCATTGACAAGACGCTGAACTACTACCCGCGTATCTATCCGGGCGCGCGCTACAACGGCAGCAGCCACACATGGACATTCCCAAGCGGGGCGAAAATCATCTTCGGATCAATGCAGTACGCAAAGGACAAGATCAAGTATCAGGGGCAGGCGTATGACTTTATCGCATTCGACGAGCTGACTCACTTTACATGGGAAGAATACAGCTACCTCTTTTCCCGCAACCGGCCAAACGGGCCGGGGACGCGTGTATACATCCGCAGCACGGCGAACCCCGGCGGTGTGGGGCACGGATGGGTCAAGGAACGTTTCATCACAGCAGCGCCGCCGATGAGGACCATCCGCGAGGATGCCGTCGTGCGCTTTCCAGATGGGCACGAAGAACATCGGCAGAAGAGCCGCATCTTTGTGCCGAGCACGGTATTCGACAATAAGATACTGCTCAAGAACGACGACAGCTATTTGACGCGCCTCGCGTCGATGCCGGAGGCGGAGAAGAACGCACTGCTCTACGGCGACTGGGACACATTCTCCGGGCAGGTGTTTACCGAGTGGCGCAATGACAGCAAGCACTACCGCGACCGCATCAACACGCACGTCATTGCACCGTTCCAAATCCCACGCGAGTGGCCAATCTGGTGCGCAATGGACTGGGGCTATTCAAGGCCGTTTGCCATCGGCTGGTTCGCGGTCGACCAAGATAGGCGGCTCTACCACATCCGGGAATATTACGGCTGCACGGGCACACCGAACGAGGGCGTGAAGATGGAACCGACGGCAGTGGCCCGCGAGATGAAGCGCATTGAGGCAGAAGACCCGAATCTCAAGGGGCGGCACATCTTCCGTGTGGGCGACCCCGCGATCTGGGGCACGCAGGGTACGGAGAGCATCGGCTCGCTCTTTGAGCGCGAGCGCGTCTACTTCGAGAAGGGGGATAACGCCCGCATCGACGGCAAGATGCAGCTGCACAACCGATTCGCGTTTGATGAGAACGGCGTGCCGATGCTGTATATCTTCGATACGTGCAAGAATTTCATCCGAACGGTTCCAAACCTCGTTTATGACGAAAAGGACGTTGAGGACGTGAACACCGAGCAGGAGGATCATATCTACGACATGACACGCTATGTGTGCATGGAGAATCCCATTGCGGCGCGGGTAAATAAGCCGCCGAAGCCGGTCTTGTACGACCCGCTGGACATCAATACGCCGAGCTACGACAAATATGCGTGGTTCCAACACAACTGACAGGAGGGGGAAGACATGGCAGGAACGAGAAAATTCCCGCAGACGCAGCAGCAGGCCGACGCGGCTGGCGCTGCTGCGATGTTGGATGCAAAGGCAGAAGCGCCGCTTGTAGGCGCATTCCGCGACAGCGACGCGGCGATGAGCAGCGGCGCAGCCATCGGCAGCAAGGAGATCGGTGATGCCGTAGAAACGCTGCAAAAGTACAAGCAGGGCAAGAGCAACTTCGAGAATCGCATCATCAGCGAGGAGCGCTGGTGGAAGCTTCGGCATTGGGAGGATATCCGACGCGGGGCGAAAGACGCGGGGGAATCGCCCGAGCCTGCGAGTGCATGGCTGTTCAATTCGATCATGAATAAGCACGCCGACGCGATGGACAACTACCCCGAGCCCGTATGCCTGCCTCGCGAGCAGAGCGACGAGGAAAGCGCGCAGACGCTCTCGTCTGTGCTGCCGGTCATCATGGAATACAACGAATTTGACAGCACATACAGCTTCGAGTGGTGGGAAAAGCTCAAACACGGTGTGGCGCTCTATGGGGTGTTTTGGGACAAGGAGAAAGACAACGGGCTCGGCGACATCGCTATCGAGGGCATTGACCCGCTGAATATCTTCTGGGAGCCGGGTATTGAGGACATCCAGAAGAGCCGCAACGTGTTTACGGTGGCGCTCGTCGACCGCGACATCATCGAGGACGAATACCCGCAGTTTGCGGATAAGCTCAGCGGCAGCAGCATTGAAACGGCAAAATACGAGTACGACGACACAGTGGACACGAGCAACAAGGTCGCCGTGATCGACTGGTATTACCGCAAGAAGGCCACAGACGGGAGGACGGTACTGCACTACGCGAAGTTTATCGACGAGGAGCATATCATCTACGCCAGCGAAAATGACCCAGAATATGCGGAGGGCGGCTTCTACGAAGACGGCGAATATCCGTTCGTGTTTGACGTGCTGTTCCCAGAAAAGGGCACACCTGCGGGATTCGGATATACGGCCATTGCAAAGGATCCGCAGCTCTACATCGACAAGCTGTGGGGCAACATCCTCGAAACTTCAATGATGGGCAGCAAGCGCCGGTACTTTGCGAGTGAAAGCCTGAACATCAACGAAGAAGAGTTCCTTGACTGGCGCAAGCCGATCATCCACGTGTCCGGCCAGATCGACGAGAGCAGGCTCCGCGAAGTAACGACGCGCCCGCTCGATTCCATCTACGCGAATATCGTGCAGATGAAGATCGACGAGATGAAGGAAACGAGCGCAAACCGCGACGTTTCCAACGGCGGCACGTCCTCCGGCGCGACAGCTGCTGCGGCGATCAGCGCATTGCAGGAAGCGGGCAACAAGGCGAGCCGCGATATGATTTCGGCGTGCTACCGCGCGCAGGCGAAGATCGTGAAGCTGTGCATCGAGCGCATGCGGCAGTTCTACGACGCAGCGCGTACTTTCCGCATCACGAATGAAATGCCCTACGAGTATGCGCAGATCGGCGTGAACGAGCTCGGCGATCAGGTGACTGGTGTGGATAGCCTCGGCAATGACCTGTTCCGCAGGCCGGTCTTTGACATCAAGATCAAGGCGCAGAAGAAGAATCCCTTCTCCCGTGCGGAACAGAACGAGCGGGCAAAAGAGCTGTATTCGCTGGGATTCTTCTCCCCAGACAGGGCACAGGAAAGCATGATTGCGCTCGACATGATGGACTTCGAAGGAATCGACAAGATCAAGAGCCAGGTCAACGAGGGCGCGACGCTCTACAACGTCGTGCAGCAGCAGAGCGATCAGCTGCAAAAGGCGCTCGCGGTTATCCAGCAGCTTACGGGACAGGACATGGGCATCGGAACGGCGGGCGGCACGCAGAGTGGCGGCTCGACACGTAAGAGCGGCAGCGGTGGAATTGAGAGCAAGAACGCTGACGCACAGAGCGCACAGACGCCGTACATGCAGAAGCTTGCCGAACAGTCTAAGCCGAACATGGACACGGGAAGCAGCGCGGCAATGCCGGGGGTGTAAGTGCATGACGATGGTTCACATCGAGCACGAAATTGGTCGATACATGATCCTGTGCGAAGGACATTCGGCGGACGAGAAATGCTGCAATTACATCACGGGTGTGATGTATGCCTTCGGCGGCTATGTGAAGAACATGGAAGCTGAGGGAGAGTGCGAGGTCTATGGCTTCGAGATAGACGATGGTGCGCCGCGCTTCCTCATCCACTGCGGCGGCGACGAGCGCATCGAGGCGGCATTCATCGCCGCGTGCATCGGGCTCAAGCAGCTGGAAGACACGAGGCCGGACGCGATCTGCGTGCACGTCAAAGAGAATTAAAAAATTTTTCTCGCCCGTGGTGAGACGGAGGAAGCCGCATGTTACGCTTTAGGCGTGCGAGTGGCTTCCTCCTATTCATACGCCCGCGAGGGAGGGTCGGCGTTTTTCTTCATCTTTTCGCCGCTCTCCCCTCCCCTGCGGATGATGGGAAGCGCTGCACGGCCTACACGGAGGGCCGAATATCCGCGATTTGACAAGCAGGAGGGATACCATGAACCTCAAAACTACGCTTCGCGTGATCCTGAGTCTCTTTGATGGCGGCGCTGCCGCTGCGGGGGCCGCTGCCGGTGCATCGGGCGGCGCTGAGGGAGGCGCGAGCGCACAGGGCGAGACCACGAATGCAAGCTCTTCTCCCACCCGGAAGGGCAAAACGGGCGAATACGCCAACGTCGTGTTCGGCAAGCAGGAGACACCTGACGATACGGGGACCTCTTCTGGCGAGCCGAAGGGCGAGGGCGCGAAGATGCAGCAGCACGACGCCGGGGCTGCGGAAAAAGGCAGGGAAGACCTGAAAAAGGAGTTCCTTGACCTCGTAAACGGCAAATACAAGGACGTCTATACCGCGGAGACGCAGCGCATCATCAACCGCAGATTCGGCGAAGAGAAGGCCAAAGACCAGAAGATCGCAGATTCGCAGCCCATTATCGACACACTGATGCGCCATTATGGCGTGTCGGACGGCGATATGAGTAAGCTGCGTGCGGCTTTTGAGGGCGATGCGGCGCTCAACAGCGTGCTCTACAATGCGGAAGCGGAGAGCATGGGCATGAGCGTGGAACAGTACCGCGAGTATGCGCGGATGCAGCAGGAAAACGAAGCGCTCAAACGCCAGGAAGAAGACAGGCAGCGCCAGCAGAAAGCCGACGAGACTTATAACGACTGGATCCGTCAGGCGAGCGAGCTGGTCGGCACGGCGGACGCACCGGGCGAGTACCCTGACTTCGACCTCAAGCGCGAAGTCGCGGAGAATCCGCGTTTCATTGCGATGCTGCGTGCTGGCGTTCCTGTAAAAGACGCTTACGAGGTATCCCATTTAGGCGACATTCAGGCTCGTAGCGCGGCGAAAGCTGCGGCGGAGATGGAAAAACGCGTGATGGACAATGTCCGCGCGAAAGGAATGCGCCCGAACGAGAATGGAACCACTTCCCAGCCGGGGGTCATTGTCAAGAGTGACCCGAGCAAATTCACGAAGGCCGACCGCGCAGAGATCGCAAGGCGCGTTCGGCGCGGCGAGCGCATCGTATTCTGATGCCCGCCTAATTTACCGACTGTAAGAAGGGAGACAAAACTCTATGAAGAAGTTCAAAGACATTTTCATTCTGCCCGTTATTCTGAGCCTGTTTGAGGGCCAGACGAACGTGACGACCGATGCCGGTCTCTCGGGCGAGATGAAGACCTACTACTGCGACACCCTGATCGACAACGCCGAACCCGAGCTGGTGCATGACCGCTTCGCGCAGAAGCGCAACATCCCCAAGGGCAAGGGCAAGGAAATCGAGTTCCGTAAGTATGATCCGCTGCCCAAGGCCTTGACGCCCATCACCGAAGGCGTGACGCCCAAGGGACGTAAGCTGTCCATGACCACGCTGACCGCGCAGGTCGACCAGTACGGCGATTTCGTCGAGATTTCCGATATCCTCGACCTGACCGCCATCGACAACAACCTGCAGGAAGCGACGGTGCTGCTCGGCTCTCAGGCGGGCCGCACGCTCGACACCATCACCCGCGAGGTCATCAACGGCGGCTCCAACGTCCAGTACGGCGAAGGTCAGGTGACGGGCCGTCATCTGCTCGTTGGCGGCGAGGCCGCGGGCAACCACTATTTCACGGTGCGCGCCGTCCGCAAGGCGGTTCGCTTCCTGAAAACCATGAACGCCCCGCGCTATGAGGGTTCTTACTGGGCCATCATTCACCCTGACTGTTCCTACGACATTCAGGATGACCCTGATTGGAAGCGCCCGCACGAGTACAAGGACACCAGCAACATCTACGACGACGAGATCGGCAAGATCGCGGGCGTCCGCTTTATCGAGACGACCGAAGCGAAGGTGTTCCACGCGGATGACCTGACTGAGGGCGCACGCGACCTGACCGTCAAGAGCGCATCCAGCAAGGCCTTGACCGTAAACGAGGCCATCACTACTGCTGACGCCGCAAAGTTGGCTGGCCGTGAGGTCGTCATCGGTGGTGCACTTCTTGAGATCGAGAGTGCCACGGCCGCGGGTGCTGGCAGCGCGACGATCACGTTGAAAGAAGCGCCTGCTGCCACCCCGACGGCGTCGACCACCATCTATCCGGGCGAAGCCGGTGCGAAGGGCCGCAACGTCTACTCCACCCTCATCATGGGCGCGGAGGCTTACGGTACGACCGAGCTGACCGGTGGTGGCCTTGAGCACATCGTCAAGCCGCTCGGCTCTGCCGGTACGGCTGACCCGCTGAACCAGCGTGCAACCGTCGGCTGGAAGGCGACCAAGGTCGCCGAACGTCTGGTTGAGGCGTATATGATTCGCGTGGAGACCACTTCTACGTTTGACGAGACCCCGCTGACCTAACCACCAAGGGGGCGGCTGTGAACGCCGCCCCCGCCACTGAAACGGAGGAAAGACCGATGAGCGAAGCAAAGAACGCCGTTGCGGCTGTGAACGCCGCCCCCGCGGGCGAGGAGTACGTCAGCGTCCGCCTGTTCAAGGACAGCGGCAAGTACAAGGATGACCTGCTGGTGTGCGTGAACGGCGAAAGCTGCCTGATTCAGCGCGGCGTGACCGTACAGGTCAAGAGAAAGTTCCTGTGGGCCATCCAGAACCAGATGAGACAGGATGCCTCGACCGCAAATCTCATCCAGACGATGAGCAGCGACTACGTTGAGAGCGCGAAGGCCCACAACGCGTAAGTGAATACGACCGCGAGACACGAAAAATGAGTTGCGACACGGCGCAGCAAGGGACGAAAAAGTCGCTCTTGCTGCGCCGTTTTCCATAAGAGAGGTGACAACATGGTTATTGAAAATGCTTACGCGCTCGAAGAGATCAAGCTCGGGCGCAGGGGCGAGAATCAGGCGCGCAAGGTCGTCTTTGACGTGCTGGGAAAGTGGCGCGAGGGCTATGGCGAGGGCGTGGCGAGCCTGATTGTGCAGCGAAACGGCGATGCGCAGCCGTATCCCGTGACGGTGACAGAAGAAGACGGCGCGCTCGTGTGGCTGGTATCGAGTGTTGATACGGCGGTGGCCGGTGAGGGCGCGGCAGAGCTGCGCTATACCGTTGGCGATACCATTGTGAAGAGCCAGATATATAAAACACGCGTGCGCGAAACGCTGGAAAACAGCGGAGAGGCACCGCCTCCGGCCTATCAAAGCTGGGTCGATGAAGTTTTGCGGGCGGCGGCGGATGCGGAGACGGCGGTTTCCAAGATGCCATACGTCGACGAGACCACGGGCAACTGGTTCAAGTGGGACGCCACGGCGGGCGCTTTTGCCGACACGGGTGTTGCCGCGACCGGTCCGCAGGGCGAAGTCGGCCCCAAGGGCGACACCGGCGCACAGGGACCAAAGGGCGACACAGGCTCGACCGGCCCCAAGGGCGACACGGGCGCAACCGGCGCACAGGGTCCAAAAGGCGAGACCGGCGCAACCGGCGCGACCGGTCCGCAGGGCCCCAAAGGTGAAACCGGCGCGCGCGGCCCGCAGGGAGAGCAGGGCATTCAAGGCGAGATTGGCCCCGCTGGCCCGCAGGGCACAAAGGGCGACAAGGGCGATGCCTTTACCTATTCCGACTTCACGGCGGCACAGCTTGCCGCGCTGAAAGGCGACAAGGGCGATACCGGCCCCCAAGGAGAGAAAGGTGACATCGGCGCGACCGGACCGACCGGCCCCGAAGGTCCGCGCGGCCCGAAGGGCGAACAAGGCCAGCAGGGGCAGACCGGCCCGCAAGGAGAGACGGGGCCAGCAGGCCCCAAAGGGGACACCGGCAAAGGCTTCAAGGTGCTGGGCTATTACGGCACGAAGGCTGCGCTGGACGCCGCGCAGAAAGCGACCGCAGCGGCGGGCGATGCCTACGGCGTGGGCACGGCGGAGCCCTACGACATCTACATTTTCGACGGTATTACCGGCGAGTTCATCAACAACGGCCCCTTGCAGGGCGCGAAAGGTGACACGGGGCCCGAGGGTCCGCAGGGCCCGAAAGGCGATCCCGGCGAGACTGGTCCTCAAGGCCCTGCCGGGGCGGATGGAGCCCCCGGCAAGGACGGCGCAAAGGGCGCGGACGGCCTGCCTGGGAAAGACGGCGCAGACGGTGCGCCGGGTAAGGACGGGACAAACGGACGTGACGGCGTGACGTTCACGCCGAGCATGAGCGACGACGGCGACCTGTCGTGGACGAACGACGGCGGCAAGGCGAATCCGCAGACCGTGAACCTCAAGGGCCCGAAGGGCGACACGGGCCCGCAGGGCCCTGCCGGTGCGGACGGCGCGAAAGGTGCGACCTTTACCCCTGCTGTGTCCGCGGCGGGAGACCTGAGTTGGACGAACAACGGCGGGCTTGCGAATCCCGCGACCGTCAACCTCATGGGCCCGCAAGGCCCGCAGGGTGAGAAAGGCCCGCAGGGTGAGAAAGGCGCGACCGGCGCGACCGGCCCGCAGGGCCCCGCTGGCCCCGTCAATATCCCCTCCACCACCTCTCTCATCAAGGGCAATGGCTCGGGCGGGCTGGCGGCGGCGACGCGTGGAAGCGACTATATCGCGAGCGGCAACATCGTCAAGCAGACGTTGGTGGCATCGGAGAGCACGCCCACCGAGAACTACGCTATTAACTGGGTGTACGGTTAAGGAGGCGCGGAGATGGAGATTTACATCAAAGATGAGCGCGGCGAGAAGCACATGGTCAAGGCTGTGTACGTTTTCAAGGACGGTGCACCTGTGCACATCAAGGAAGGTACGCCGCTGCACTACGCCGTGATCGAGTACGCGCGGCTGCGCGGGCTGTCTGTGGAGGTGCGCGCATGAGACACAAAACACTCGTCAACGGCATGGCCTACGAAGTGAAGGGCGGGAAATGCCTCGTCAACGGCACTGTATACAGCATCAAGAAGGGCAGGACGCTTATTAACGGAACGGGGTATGACATTAAATTTCAAAATGGGTACACGTGGGTGCTGAACAATAGCTATACAACGCCAAGCAGTACCCTAAAAGAATTTGACACACCCGCGTTTACCTCAAACGGCAATAAATATTCAGTATTCAAGATATATGGGTGGGAGTGGATTAAGCCCGGAATTTATTACGACAATACGCGAGTAAATGACGGATACGGTTTTACTGATGAAGCTTACCGCACTATCACCTTTGACGAAGCCCCCACGGGCGACCTCTTAGCATGGCTGCAAGCAAACGCTGTGCAACAGTAGAAAGGAGTACACATGAGCATCTACATCAAAGTCAACAACACGGAATACCCCGCAGCGGTCAACGGCAACCTTGTTGACCGCAACTGGAACGGCCGTGATACCAAAACCATCTATCTGACCATGTCCTACGATGCCGTAGTGGCACTGTTGCCCGACAATACGCCGTGGAGCATTGTGCAGCGCGAGACGCAGGACGTGCTGGACGAGCAGGGCAATCCCACGGGCGAGACCGAGGAGGTCGTCAACGAGTGGGACAACAGCATGTACAGCCTGAGCGGGGCGATCACTGACCACCGCAACGGTACTGTGTCTATCAAGATGGGCAAGCCCACGGAGACGGAGAACGCCAAAGCGACCGTTACCGCCCTTGCGGGCGCGCCGGTCACATACGCCCGTGCGGTGGAGCTGCGGCCCATCATCGAGCAGGCGGCGGTCAGCCTGAGCGACGGCGAGGCGGCGACTGTGCCCGAGCTTATCACGGCATGGGCGTATCCTGTTGCTTACGCGGAGGGCGACCGCAGGAGCTACGGCGGCAAGGTGTACAAGTGCCGTCAAGCGCACACCTCGCAGGAGGATTGGAAGCCGAGCGCAACGCCCGCGCTGTGGGTCGTGATCGACGTTGCGCACGCGGGCACGCAGGATGATCCAATCCCCGCAAGCCGCGGCATGGAGTACGAGTATGGCAAGTACTACCTCGACAGCGAGGACGGCAAGACGTACCTCTGCGAGCGTATCGGCGAGGCCGCCGGCGGGAAGATCGTCTTGCAGTATCTGCCACACGAGCTTATGGGGCAGTATTTCACGGAGGTCTAATGTATGAAAATGCTGAAAGCGATCCGTGACGCGGACGCGCTGCGGCCTAACAAATTGAGCACGCCGCGCAAGGCGGAAATTCTCATGGTGCTTGAGCACCGAATTGCCGAGATGATGGGGGCGGAAGCCCCCGCCATCAAAGTGAGCGTGGAGGATGACACCGCGAGCGTCGAGGATATGGAATTGCTGCTGCCGGACGGGCACAACGAGTGTTACCACCTGTATTTGGCAGCGCAGCTCGACGCTTACAATCAGGACAGCGCGCTCTATGCCAACGACCACGCCATTGCCAACGAGGCGGTGGCCGATGCTATGGCATGGTGGCGCAGGACCAACCGGAAAGAAAGCCGGGGCAACTGGAAGGTGTGATGACAAGTGCCGACGACATTTCAGCTGGTGGAGACGACCTTCCCGAACGGCGAAGGCAAAGACACGCAGGAGCAGATCAACGGGGTCTACGACTACCTTTTCGTGCTTCTGGAACAGCTTCGGTATACGCTTTTCAATCTGGACGGGAGCAACATCAATCAGAATGCACTGAGCGAGTTTATCAAGAATATTTCCGAGCCGATCTACGCCAAGATCGAAGATACTGACAAGAACGTAAATGAAATTTCCATTACAGCGAAAGGATTAGATGCTCGACTTAGCGATGCTGAGGGGGACATCACGCAGCTTGACACAACGGCAAAGGGCTTGCAGGCGAGCATTTCGAACCTCGACGGCGCGATCACAAACATCAAGGCCGACGTGAACGGCATCCGCGCGACGGTAAGCACCAAGATCGACGCGACGCAGGCACAGAGCATTTTCGACCAGAGCGCGACCGGCTTCACGCTGGGCGCGACGAGCGGCGAGAACGGCACGATCTTCAAACTCAACTACAACGGCGTGCAGGTAGCGAGCACGGGCAGCATTGATCTGTGCGTGGATGCGGTGAACATCTATGGCACGCTGACAGCGGGTGCGCTGCGCGGCGGAAGCGTGAGCCTGCTGGCCGGAGATACCCCTGTCGGCAGCATGGATCTTGCCTACACGGGCACGGGGCAGGTCGGCGTCGGTCTGACGGCGACCTATGGTGGCATGAAGATGCACGCAGCGGGAAATATCTTTCTTGAATCCGAGCTGGGGCCGTTTGCATTGATCGGAAAAGACAATGCCAGCGACTACCCTGTCGTCTCGCTCGGCGGCGGCTATCTGGTGCTGAGCGGCAATTACACGTTCGGCGCTTCGCCGCCGAGCCACGCGCCGTATGGCACGGTGTTTTTCATCGAGGAGTAAGGCATGGAGAGCTTTTATTGTACGCTGTCGCCGGTCGACGGAGACGGGACACAGCTCAGCGTCTACGCACGGTTTACTGGCGGCGCGTCGGATTACACGTATAAGCGCTCAATCGACATCCGCATCACGGGCGTCGGGACGTTCTCGTTCGATTCGAGCGAGGTCGGCGGTGGTACGAGCACCTTTGTCGGCACGATCACAGGGCTCACACCGGGCACGACATACGAGTGGATATGCAACATGTACTACTGGGGCGGATCGTGGATCGTCTCAGATTACAGCGATTCCGGCACAGCCACGACATACAGCGGCGGCGGCAGCGGAGGCAGTGCGAAGGCGGTCATCAACGTCGGGACGTATGCCTATCCGAACTGGAAGAGATACCGCGCGATCGTCAACATTGGGACGTATTACAACACAAATTGGCTATCGGTTCGACCGGTCAACAATTACGGGAGCTATTCGCAACCCGATTGGAGGTAAAGAGCATGAATGAAAAGATCAAGCAGGAAGCGGCGCACGCGATGCGCCTGATCGGCATTTTGAACGTCAACGGCGACGCGGTGGACGTGGTGGCGGCGGTGCGGCAGTCGCTTCGCAATATCGCGATGATCTGCGACGGCACGGAAGCGCCAGAGAAGAAAGAAAGCGAGGGCCCGGATGAGACTGCCTGAGATCACGGCATATACGAACCGGCGCGTGCAGCAAGAGAAATTCGGAGGCATCAACCACACGTTCGGTGCGGCGGGCGGCGAGCTCTACGACATGAAGAACCTGTCGGCGCGATACTTCCCGCTTCTTTCCCCCCGTGCGAGGCGCTATACCGTCCGCAAGGATATGGGGACGGCAAACGGCATTTTCAGTGCAGGAAAGCTCTACGAGGTATACGGAACGAAGCTCTACGTCAACGGCGAGGAGAAGTCGACGGTCGCAGACAGCGAAAAGACTTTCTGTGCACTGGGCGAGCGCGTGCTCATCTTCCCCGACAAGATCGTGTGTGAAAAGGACGGCACGATCAAGCCGATGGAGGCGAGCTACGCCGCGGCGGGGCTGAAATTCGGGAATGGTACGTATGCCGACGAAAAGGCGGCGGCAAACAGCATCACGACGACCGGCGCGGCGTTCCCATTCAACGTGGGCGACGCCGTGACGATCTCGGGCTGTACAAAGGAGACCTACAACAACCGCACGCCCATCATCCGAGAGATCAGCGAAGACAAAAAGACGCTGCGCTTTTATGAAAACACTTTCCGCCTGCCCGATGGGCAGGAAAGCATCACGGAGCCCGGAACAGTCACGCTCAAGCGCAGCGTTCCCGACATGGATTTTGTCTGCACGAACGAGAACCGCGTGTGGGGCTGCAAGGGCGACAGCATCTTTGCTTCAAAGCTCGGCGACCCGTACAACTGGAACGTGTTTGACGGACTATCCACGGATGCGTTCAGCGTGGAGAGCGGCACGGCGGGAGCATTCACGGCGTGCGTGAGCTACCTTGGTTACCCGTGCTTTTTCAAAGAAGACAAAATTTTCAAGATGTACGGCACGATTCCGACAAACTTCCAACTCATGTCAAGTGCTGTGCTCGGTGTGATGAAGGGAAACCACAAGAGCCTCGCCGTGGCGGGGGAAACGCTCTATTACCTCTCAAAGGTCGGCATCATGGCGTACAGCGGCGGCATGCCGCGCTGTATCTCCCGCACGCTGGGCGACGATGCGCGCCTCTCTGACGCGGTGGGAGGAAGCGACGGCCTCAACTACTACGTGAGCCTGAAAGAGGATGGCAAGGCGGCGCTGTACTGCTACAGCAGCGAAAACGGCGTGTGGCATAAGGAAGATACGCTTGCCGTGGTGCAAATGGCCTATTCGGGCGGTATCATGGCCTTAGTAGACGGTGGGTGCGTGCTGCTGGGGAATCCGGCAGATATCCCGACCGGCGCAACACGCGAGGGAGCCGTCAGCAGCGAGGCGGAGTTTGCCGACTACGACGGCGGATCGTTTGACGCGAAGCACGTGCAGCGTGTGCGGGCGCGGCTGGAATGCGAGAAGGGTGCAACGGTCGTGTTCCTTGTCAAGTTCGACGACGGCGCGTGGGAAGAGGTCGACCGCTGCGGGGCACAGGAGAAAGACGTTTTCACGCTCAACTGCCCGATCCGCCGCTGCGACCACTTTAGATTAAAAATCAAAGCCACAGGAGAATACCGGCTCTATGCGCTCGAGTACGAATACGTGACGGGCGGCAGAAAGTGAGGGGACAATGGCAGATAATTTCAAACACAAGAATACAGACCTGACGCTCATCAACGATTCTGGCGACCTTGATCTCATCCGGCAGTATACAGAGGCCTACAACAAGGCCTATGCCGAGGGAGACAAGGCGGGCCAGCAGGCGGCGCACGACGCAGCGGAGAAAATCCGCGCGAAGTACGACTATTCTGGCGGCGTGGACGGCAGCGAGTACATCAAACTCGGCACGGGCGCGAGCCCTGCAAAGGCTGACACGAGCTGGCTCGATAAGCTGGGCGACAGCAACTACAACTACGATCAGAGCGGGCAGATCAGCGCAAAGCTCGACGCGCTGCTGAACCGCACGCCGTTTTCCTATGATGCAGCGAGCGACCCGCTCTATCAGCAGTATCGCAAGCAGTACACGCGCGAGGCAGACCGCAGCGCTGAGGATGTGCTCGGCAAGGCGGCAGTGATGACGGGCGGGATGCCGTCCACGGCGGCGGTGGCAGCGAGCCAACAGGCGAGCGACTACCAGATGAGCCAGATGACGGACAAGATTCCCGAATTACAGCAGCTTGCCTATAGCATGTATCAGGACGGCTTGAATGCTGACCGCGCCGACCTGAATACGCTCATCGGCCTTGAGGACAACAACTACAACCGCTGGCTGGCTGACCGCAACTATCTTTACCAGCTTGCGCGCGATCAGGTGGGCGACCAGCAGGCGGCGGATGCGCTGGCGTATCAGAAGCAGCAGGACAAGCTCAACTATAACTACCAGAAGGAACGCGACGCCATCGAGGACGCACGCTATAATGCGGAATGGCAGTATAAATTGCAGCAGGCCGCGCAGGCAGCGGCGGGGAAGGCAAGCGGCGGTGGCTCTCGCCGGACTTCCGGTGGCGGGACACGTAGCGGAGCTACCGGCGGAGCGATGGACTACGAAGGCCTGTTTGCTGCGGCAAAGGCGAGCGGGAACCCCAAGAGCTGGCTTGCGCAGAAGGCTAACTACCAGAAGTACGGCTTTACATCTTCGAGCGGCCTCTATTCCGACTATGAAAACTGGCTGGAAGGGCAGAACGGTGGAAGTTCAAGCGAGGGCTATAATTCGAGCAATTTCAATGCGGCTATGAGCAGTCTGCGCACGATGCTTGCACAGGGGCGTACCGATTATGCTGTCGGAGGTATTGATTCTTTCTGGGATAAACTGAGCGACGAGCAGAAGGCGCGCGTGCAGAAGATGCTGGACGAATACGGGCTGACTTACACGGAGGACTGATATGGGAAAGCTGGTAGCACTGAACACCAATAACGAAGAGAAGAAATTAAAGACCGAGCAGCCAATTGCGACCACTGTTGCGCAGGGGCGGCGCGGGAAATTGATGCAGACCGGGAGCGCGAGCGCCCCGGTCTCTTCTCCACCTACAGTATATCGCACGAGCCCGGTGAAGACGACGCCAATGACGCAGCAGAATGACGTGATGCCGAAGAACCAAAGCAGGCTTGGCAAAGCAACATTTTCAGGGAACAGGACACCCGGGAAACAGCAGAAGTATTCCGTTGGAAAGGGCATTGCCGGAGCAACTATGAAAGGCATCAACCAAGCCGCGCAGGGCATTGCCGACACGCTTGCGTTTGCGGAAGATGTTGCACTTTCCCCATTTGAGTTAGTTTCCGGGCAGCAGCTCGGCGATTTGTCGGATTCCGGTCTTGCAAATAAGTTACAGCGCCGTATTCGAAATGAGGGGCAAGAGATAGAGGACAAATACGCGGCGAATGTTGAGCGCGGCGGCAAGGCTGCGGAGATTTTTGACAAGTATGGCGCATTGACCGTCGCAGCAGCCCCGCAGGCGGTCGCAGCGGTGCTCACCTCAGGCGCGAGCCTCGGGGCGACGCCAGCGACGCTTGCGAAGACTGCTGCAACGGAAATGGCCCCGAGCATTGCAAACACGATCCGCAACAGCGTATTTGCGATGGGGAAAGACCCCCAGTATTGGCTTTCATTCTCGCAAGTCGTAGGTTCCAGTTACGAGCAGGCACTTGATGACATGGAGAAGGCCGGAGTGGATAACAACACCTCTCGCACGAAGGCCGCACTTTATGCCACAGGAAACGGCCTGATGAACGCTGCCGTTGAAGTTGGCGGCGGTATTCAGACGCTTCCAGAACAGTTGAAACACGGTTCCGCTGCGTGGAAAGCATGGCTTGAATCCGCCTTTGATGAAGGTAAAGAAGAAGTTGTGCAGGGCATTCTTGAAAGAGCGACGCAGAACGTCGCCTACAAGAAAGGCAATCCTCTCGCATCAATGAGGGATGAAAACGCCATTTTGAACCCGCGGACATCCGCAGAGAAATTTCTCGGCGGCGCAGTGGTCGGCGGTGTTCTTGGCGGCGGACAAGTTGGCGTGAATGCGGCGCTTCAATCGCTCGCGCGCTTTGATAACTCCCTCGGTGAGAGCGGGCGTAAGGCGATCCGTGGCTCGTATCAGGAGGGCAAGGACACGGCGGAGCACGTGAAAGACTTTATTCCTGCCTACAATGCGGGCGTGGAGGGCAAGGCGAACCCGAACCCGACGAATGAGACGGCCTATGCGGGGTATGTCGCAGGGCAGAACGACGCGAAGGCCGAGGCGCGCAAGAAGACCTTTGCGCAGGAGAGCGACGGAGGCAGCGGCCTTGTCTATGATGACTACGTTTCACGTGAAATGGACAGTGCGACGGCAGACGAGATCAACACCGTTGCAAAGGCGCTCGGCGTGCGCGTGCGCATGGCTGACGTGGTGCGTGGCGGCACGGCTAACGGCGTCATCGAGGGCAACGAAATCCGCATTGCAAAGGATGCGCAGGACCCCGTGATGCAGGTCGTCGGCCATGAGTGGACACACCGTGTGCAGGAGCTTGCGCCCGAGCAGTACACGGCGTTCCGCGATGCCATCATGGAAGACCCCGACGTTGCCGAGGCGGCGAACATTCTGCATGAGCAGTATAACCGCATGGGCGTTGAGATCAGCGCGGATGAAGCGCTGGACGAGGCCGCGGCGAACTACGCGGGCGAGATGATCGCCAATACGGACGTGCTGAACGAGTTTATCCGCAGGCACAGCGAAGACCGCACGCTGCTTGAAAAGCTGCGCGACGCCATCCGTGAGATCGTGGGCAAGCTGACCGGCAAGGCGAAACAGCAGGCGCAGACAGCGGAGGGGCTTTTACAGCAGGCATTTGAAGCGGCGGCGCAGAACAGCAAAAATGTCGCCACAGAGGGCGGCGCGCGGTATTCCCTGAATGAATTCGCAGACGGTAAGCGATTTGTCGATGTGCAGACGGAGCAAAGCCAATTTGACGGGCTGGATGACAAGCAGAAAACGAAGCGAGCAATCCAAGTCATCAAGGAAAAGTTTGCAGGGAAAGTCATCGGCATTGATAATCGCGTGTTCGTCAATGGCCGAAGTGCGGCAGAATATGGGCACCCGTCCAAGAATATTTCTTCCGATATCCGCGATGCGAAAATGAGGGCGTCTACGGAGTTGGACAACCTGATTGATGCAGGGACTAATTTCAGAACGGCCCCGGACGGAAAAGACGGGCATGTCCACCCCAACGCCGTAGGGGACTTTCAATACTTCGATACGACATTCAAGGTCGGGAACGAGTACTACAAGGGCACCGTTAATATCGAACCGGTTTCAAAGGGGCTGCTTCTGAAAGACATTACAAAAATAGAAAACATCACACAGGACATCAGTAGCTCATACGGGCAGAACCCGAAGTCTACATTCCTGCGTGATGCTTCTATGGATAGTATACGCACCGATGGCGAAAATGTCAATGGGGACTATTCCCTTGAGGGCGCGGAGAATGGCAAGAAGCGCTATTCACTGAAAGAGTATACCGACGAAGAGAAGAAGCAGCACCGCAAGGACGCGGACGAGTATTTCGGGCATACCTACAAGTGGGCGGAGACCGGATACATCCTGACGAACGGTAAGAAACTCGACTTCTCCGGCAGGCACGAAGGAGGCCCCGGCGGATATCGCACTGTTGACCACCGTGACATTCGTGACGCGCTGGGCGATGACTACGGCGGCAGCGATTACAGCGGGAGCATGGTTCAGTTTATGAGCGAGGGCAATATCCGCATTTCGCCGGAAAGTGGCGGCATTAACCTCTCTGTTATGCCGACAAAGAATCAGCTTGATTCTCTTTCTGATTTTATCAGCCATAATCGCGGTGAGGTCATTCTTGACCTTGATACGCCTGACGGGCAGACGGTATCAAGCACGGAATACCCGCGCGGCACACACGCGAACAAGGTACTTTCGGACATCAAGGCCTATTTTGAGGACGGCACGACGCCGCAGGTATCGAGCCTTGCACAGTTCCTATCCCTCAAGGGCACTGAGAACGCGCAGGAGATCGCGGCGCTCAAGCGTGAGAATGAGACCTTGCGTCAGCGCGTGGACTACTGGAAGGGACAGACGCGCCGCAGCGACGGTGTGCGCACCGACAGCAAGAGCGTGGAAAAGGCGGCGAAGGAGCTGACGCGCCGCTACGGGGCGGAGATCGAGGGCAGCGAGATCGCGGGCGACCTTGCGAGCCTGTATGACTACATCGCGCGCGGCGGCGACGAGACCGGCGATCTGACCTACACCGAGGCGAGAAGCCGCGCGGACGCCATCGCCCAGCGCATCGCAGAGAGCGCCATCGCAAAGGATGACGAGGTATACCGCGAGTATAGCGAGCTGCGCAAGTACCTGAAAGATACGAAGATCACGCTCTCCACCGAGGATGCGGCTGGCATCACGGACTACGCCGACTTCCGGCGCGGGCTTTTCGGCAAGGTAAATCTCGGCAAGGGCGAGCACACGAACGTCGATCAGGTCTATTCCGAACTGGCGGAAAGCTATCCCGAGTTTTTCAGCGAGACGCGCGAGAACAACGTGAGCGACCAGATCGCGCGCATTGCCGACGTTGCGGGCGAGCTTTACAACGTATCCGGGTACAATCCCTTCGAGGGGTACATGGGTCAGGCGGTCAGCTCAATATCGAATGACATTCTTGACCGCTTCTTTGACCTACCGCAGGCGAAGAAAACCTTTGCCGATGTGCAGGCGGAGAAGCTGGACGCGGCAAAAGCGGCGGGCCGCAAGGCGGCAGCGGATGCAAAACTCGCCGGGCAGATGGCACAAGGCCGCACGGATGCGGTGAAGCTGCGCCACACACAGGAAGCCCTGCAAAAGGCCCGCGCACAGCAGGCGGAGAAGCTGGATGCGCTGCGAAACCGTTACCGCGAGAAGGACGCGACGCGCCGCGAGGGGCAGAAGCGCCGCGAGCTGCGCGCGAAGATCACGCGGCACGCAAAAGACCTGTCGAAGAAGCTGCTGCGCCCGACGGACACGAAGCACATCCCCGAGAATATGCGCTCGGCGGTGGCGGCAGTGCTGAACAGCATCAATCAGGAGAGCGCCTACACCGTGGACGAAAGCGGCAAGCATGTCTATGACGGCAGCGGCACGCCGACGCAGCGCACGCAGGCATTCGAAGCACTCCGAGATCAGTATCAAGATATTCTTTCAGGGCGAGAGAAAGACGGCGACGACCTGGTCATTGACCCGTCGCTGCTGGGCACGGACGGCAAGGACGGCCTGCTTGGACAGGTTATCGGCATGAAGGACAAGCGGCTCTCTGAGCTGACGCGCGAAGAGCTTGGGACGATGTGGAAGACCATTCGCGCGGTGGAGAAATCCGTCTCGACGGCGGGCAAGGTGCTCTCCAAGAGCAAATTCGAGACCACAAAGCAGATGGCGGATGCCTTCAAGACCGACGTGAGCACGCGGCGGAAGAAGCTCGGCGGCAATACGACGATCAGCTTAGAGACGCCGTACACGTTCTTTGCCCACTACGGCGAGACGGGCAAGAGCATCTACCGGATGCTGCGCAATGCACAGGATTCTCAGGAGATCATGGCACGTGACATTGCCGAGAAGACGCGGAAGGTGCTTGGCGACGAGCTGGGCGAGGCGGGCTTCAAGGATATTGCTGGGAAGGCTATCCACGGCGACCTGAAAGGCGCGCTACGCGACGCGCGCGGCAGTGCCATCGGCAAGTGGGAGGCGGAGACGCACGACATCACCGTCGCAAACGGCGGTAAGCTGACACTGACGACGCCGCAGATCATGGAACTGTACCTTCTGAGCAAGCGCAAGCAGGCGCTTGGGCATCTGCTCGGCGGCGGCGTCATCCAGCCGGAGATCAAGAGCGCGGAGACCGGCAGGACGAAAGTGCCACGCGGCACGCAGCAGGTCTTTTTGACTGATGGCGATATCGAGCGCATCACGGGCAAGCTGACGGACGAGCAGAAGCGCGTGGCGGACGGCTTGCAGGAATTGACGGCGACTACGCTTGCCAAGTACGGCAACGACGCGAGCATGCAGGCCTACGGCTACCGCAAATTCACCGAGAAAAACTACTGGCCCATCAAGTCAGCAAAGGAAGCACTGCACAGCAACCTCGAGAAGGACAGTGGCAATGTGCGCTCCATCAAGAATATCGGCATGGCACAGCAGGTGACACCGAACGCGAACAACGCCGTGGAGCTGCGCAGCGTGTTTGATACGTTCGCCGACCATGCATCCGACATGATCGACTACGCAGCATGGCTCGCACCGATGGAGGATGCAAACCGTTTCTTCAACTTCCAGTACCGCAATGACGCGGGCAATAAGACCGGCGTGAGCGTCAAGGGCCTGCTCGACGAAAAGGGCGGCAAGGGCGCGCAGCAGTACTGGCAAAAACTGATGGGCGACATTCAGAACGGCATCGTTGTCAAGGACTTTGAACCGGGCACGGACAAGATGGGAAAGTTTGTCGGCAAATTCAAGGGCGCGTCTGTCGGCGCGAACATCCGTGTCGTCATCCAGCAGCCGACGGCGTTCTTCCGCGCGGCGGCGGTTCTCGATCCGAAGGACATGGCAAAGGGCATGACCGGCGGCGTGACGAAGGGGAGCGGCTGGGAGAAAGCACTTGAGCATTCCCCTATCGCAATGCGCAAGGACGTCGGCAGCTTTGATATCTCGTCACCGTACACGCTGAAAGACCGCTTCTACGGTAAAGAGGGCGTGACGAACAAACTGAACGACCTCGCTGGCGCTGCTGCGGGCAAGGCGGACGCCGCAACGTGGGGGAAGCTGTGGAACGCCTGCGAGTGGCAGGTGAAGCGTGAAAAGCCAGACGTCCGCGCGGGCAGCAACGAATTTTACAGCGCGGTCAACGATGTGTTCTCCGATATGATCGATCAGACGCAGGTCGTCGACGGAATCTTGCAGCGCAGCAACATCATGCGTGGCAAGAGCACCCTCTCGCAGCAGGCGACAGCCTTTATGGGCGAGCCCATCATGAGCCTGAACGTGCTGCTTCGCAGCTACGACAACTTCCGATATGAGGAGAACCCGGCGAAGCGCAGCAAGGCCCTCAAGACGCTGGGTCGCGCGGCGACGGCGCTGGTCGTTACGAATGTGGTGAATGCGCTGGCGCAGAGCATTGTCGACGGCCTGCGCGACGATGACCGCGACAAGGACTATTGGGAGAAGTTCTTCTCGGCTTTTACGGGCGTGGAGGGAGACGAGAAGAACGCGCTCGAGTTGATCGGCAACGTCGTGCTGAACGGCAACGTCGGCAGCAACATGAACCCCGTGGCGCAAATCCCATTCGCAAAGGATGTTCTCTCGCTTGCGCAGGGCTATGATGTGTCACGCCCTGACATGGAGGTCTTCTCCGATCTGATTAACGCGGCGAGAGTCTTTGTTGACAGCGCAGGCGGCGACGGCAAGAAGACACGCAAGGAGGCCACGCTCACGCTGTTGGCTGCGGCGAGCAAGATGTTTGGTCTGCCGGTTGCCAACATCAAGCGCGACCTTATGGCGACGCTGCGCACCATCGCACAGGCGAGTGGCAGCCTCGGCTTCCAGTATGAGGTGGAGAAGTTCAGTTACAATCTTGCCAGCAGCGACAACAGAAGCCGGTTTATCGGTATCCTCTATGATGCGCTGGAACAGGGCGATTACGCGACCTATGAGCACGTGCGCCGCGACCTGATGGAGCAGATGGGGCTTGACGGCGAGAGCATCCAAAGCAGCCTCAAGACCCGCTACAACAAGAAGGTCGAGAGTGAGGCCAACTACTTGTTCCCGCAGAAGTCGCTTGACCTGCTGGGCATTCGCGGGAAGTACGCCTACGACAGCGGCGAGGACGAGGAGGAATTCAGCGCGGCGGACCTGAACGCGAGCTCGTACAGCAAGTACGAGACGCAGAAGGGCGAGGCCTACCGCGCGCAGGCTGACAAGGCAACGAGCAGCGGCGCGTTCTCCCGCCTCTCTGACGAGGGCAAAGACAAGGCGCTCGGCTACGTCGAGAGCTACGCAGAGGCAGTGGCGCTGAAAGAAAATTCCGGCGGGAAGTACGAGATCACGACCAAATGGATCCAGAATGCGCAGGAGGCGCAGAAGCAGTATCGCATCGCCCCCGGCGTGTTCGCGGCCTGCAAGGCGGCGGCGAGCGAGTGCGAAATGCTGAAGGACAAGGACGGCGACAGCATCGACTATAGCAAGGGCTTGCAGATCATGGAAATGCTGTTCCGCTCTGGGCTTAACGAGCAGCAGCGCACGGCGATGTACGAATATCTGGACGTGCCGAAGAAAATTCGCCATTGGAACCGCGCGCGGGTAGACGAGCAGCTTGCAATCGCACGGAAGAAAGCGGTGTAAAGAAAAAGAGCCTGTCGGGAATCCGACAGGTTCTTTTTCCCCGTGGTGAATTTGCGGAGGCGGCATGATAGGCTCAATGAAGAACACCATAAAAATAAGGGGGCGTGAAAAATGGACAATGCAAAGCACTACGATGACGCAGAGATCGCGTTGATCGATGCACGATGCAAAAGCAATACGCACCGCATCAATGAGTTGCAGGAGCACCAAACGGCGCTTGACAGGCTGGCAACGTCGGTCGAAGTGTTGGCGACCAAGCAGGAAACCGTTGAGGGCGACGTCAAGGAGATCAAAGAGGACGTGAAAGCCATCACGGGCAAGGCGGGAAAACGGTGGGACGGGCTGGTCGACAAGGCTCTCGCGGCGCTGGCGGGCGCGTTTATCGCGTGGCTGCTGTCGGGGGTGGCCCTATGAAGAAGCTGAGAAAGCGGGACAAGTACGTCATCGCGGCAGTGCTCAACCTCTGCTGGTACTGTATTGCGGTGCTCGTATTGACCGCGCATGACAAGGTAGTGCCGGACAGCCTGACCGTCGCGTGGTTCGCCGCGTGGACGGCGGAACTGGGGCTGCTGGCGGGAATTAAAATCAAGGGAAAGGACGAATAACATGGAACTGATTCACAAGAGACTGGCAAACCTGATGAGCGTCAAGAGCATCGTAACGCTGGTGCTGACGGGCGTTTTCGCGTACATGGCGGTGACGGGCAACATCTCGCAGGACTTTATGACGATCTATGCGGTCATCATCGCGTTCTATTTCGGCACGCAGAGCCAGAAGACGCAGGACGTGATCGACAGCAAGGGTGACAGCGATGTATCACAGTAGGGACATTGCTGACCTGCGGGCGGACGTGCGCACAAACTGCGTCATTTTCCTCGACCTCTGCAAGGAGGCGGGGCTTTCGGTGCTCGTGACCGAGACAGTACGAGATGACGAGTACCAGCGCTATCTTGCTGCAAACGGCTACGCGGCAAAGACCGCGACGCGCCCGACGTTCCACGGCGTCAAGGCTGGGTTGGCGTTCGACATCTGCAAAAACGTTAAGGGGCATGAGTACGACGATCCGTCGTTCTTTGCACGCTGCGGGCAGATCGGCAAGCAGGTCGGATTTTCGTGGGGCGGCGATTGGAAGAAATTCCCGGACAAGCCGCATTTTCAGTGGGACGACCACCTCAGGTACACAGGGGGCATGATCTTGGCGGGCAAGTACCCGCCGGAAATGGAGGAGTACATGGACCAGGCAACGTTTAACAAGATGATGGACGCTTACCTTGCACAGCAGCGGACAAAACCAGTTTCGAGCTGGGCAAAACCTGTGTGGGATGCGGCAAAAGAGGAAGGTATCACAGACGGCACGGCTCCACAAGCGTTTATCACGCGGCAGGAAGCCGTGACGATGATCCAGAGAGCGACAAAATAACGGTGTCCTAATCGGGCACAGGAAGGAGCGGGCGGCGAAAGCCCACGCGCAAGCGCCTCTGCAAGCCCTACACGGGCATGGACAGTCAGCACAGGTCAATCCGCGCGCAATTATCCTCTATGGCCCCCAAGCGGGCCGTGGCGTATATCTTATCGTTTGAGCTGCCGCCCGATGAGGCGTACTGCCTTATTGAATGCGATGTGCGCGGGAAGAGCCGCGTCGAAGTCGCGGAGACACTGCACGTCTCACCGGAGTACGTGAAGACGCGGCGACGCCGGGCATACAGCAAAATCGCGGACGGCATCAAAAACACATAAAGAAGAGACCCTACAAAGACCTTTTTCAGGCTCTTTGCGGGGCCTCTTTTTCGTTATCATTGAGACAACAAAAGGAGGTGCGCGCATGGACCAGTTTGCAATTGCCGGATACAGCGGCGGAAACTGCATGATGTGTGTTATCGACAACGGTGATATTTTCCAGACCGACTATTTCGGCAACCGCCAGCAGCTCATCGGCAAGACCTCTTCGGCATACGCCGAGCTGGAAGCCACCACGCAGGAGTATTACGACAAGCTTGTTGAGCTGGGCGTCATCACTCCGCCCAAGACGCAGGAGGAGCTAATGGGCGAAATGCAGTCGGCTATGAGCGACATGGCTGCGGTCATCAAAAATCTGACCGATCAGGTAAAGGAGCTGAAGGAAAATGGACCTCAAGCAACTCTTAGCGGCAGCGGCGAGAATGTTTCCCAGCGCCGACCTGCAAGGCGCGGCGGAGAAAGCGGAGCAGGCGATCAGCGGGACGGTTGACACGCTGGAGGGCGTGCAGAGCACGGCGCGCAGGCTCGGCATTGATCCTGGTATCGCCGACAGCCTATATTCGCGCTACGGGCGCACAATGCAGGCGAAGGCCCTGTGCGGGCTTCTCGGCACGACCCCAGAGGCTTTGCGCTCTGACGCCAATAAAATACTCGGCGGCACACAAAACGGTTCACAGGCCCCGCAAAAGGGCAAAGCGGGGCACTCAACCAAATTCCCCCGGCTGAAATAGCTGTTGGAATAATTTTTGAGGAAAGGAGAATGCACCATGAACAACGATCAGAGCACCGGCATGAGCTGGCTCGCGGTACTGTTTATCATCATCGTCATCGCGGCGCTGTTTGGCGGCTTTGGCAACGGCTTTGGATTTGGACGCGGCAATATGCCGTATCCCGTCAATGACACCGGCTGCAACCGCGTGAGCAACTGCGAGGTCGAAAAGCAGGGGATCATCGACACGTCCCGCACGCAGTATCTCATCGAGCAGCAGAGCAACGACACGCGCATGGCAATCAACGCCAGCACTGAGGCGATCACCAGTCAGGCCAGCCGCATCTACGAGCAGCGCCTGCAGGAGACCATCTTCGACCTCAAGATGGAGAACCAGAACCTCAAGAACGGCATCTTCACCAAGGAGCAGACAGACGCCCTGGCGGCGAAGATCTCCGATTGCTGCTGCGGTTTCAACCGCCGTCTGGATGCGATCGAGGGCCGCATGCTGACCAAGCCCGCACTGTACGGCGTGGCTTCGACCTGCGCAGGCCAGATCATCCCCGCGTCTTGCGGCTGCAACGGCAACGTCAACCTTTAAGACCATATTCCCCGCTCGGGGGACATGGCAGGCCCCTATGGCCGGGTAACAGGCGGGGCTATAGCCCCGCCATTTTTATGGAAGGAGAATAAAAAATGTCTTGTAAATCCGCTCTTTACGCTGCCATGCAGACGCCCACCGCAGTCGCGGTCGACGGCGTCATCCCTCTTGGCAGCCTTATCCGCCGCTACGGCTGTGACGTGGCGATCAACGGCAACGCTGTCAACATCACCGGTGCCGGTTACTACGATGTCGACGCCTCGGTCACCGTCACGCCTGCCGCTGCCGGAACCGTCACCGTTACACTCTACAAGGACGGCGTCGCCGTCCCCGGCGCGACCGCCTCGGCGACTGCCGCCGCCAACGGCACGGTCGATCTCAGCATTCCGGCGCTTGTGCGTCAGGCCTGCTGCGCGGAAGGGTCCGCTCTGACGCTGGTACTCGCCGGTGCCGCTGCTACGGTCAATAATGTGGCGCTGCGCGTGCAGCGGATCTGAGAGGTGCGCGATGGTGCAGCTCTTGATCGGGATGCTGCTTGGCGCGATGGTGGCCACGCCCACAGGGCGCAGCATCGGCAATCAGATCGGCGACGCGGCACTGGCGGAGATCAAAAAAGCAATGCCGAAGCCGACCGCAGAAAGCGAGGAAGAAAATGAAACTCATTGAAAAACTGTCGGCGATGGTCGACGAGGAAATCGAGGACGCGATGAAGTACGCGAAATGCGCCCTCGAGTACAAGGACGAATGTCCTGCTCTTGCGAAAACTTTTTACGAGCTTTCCGGTGAAGAGATGCATCACATGACGATGCTACACGCTGAGGTCGCCGGCGTCATCCAGAAGTATAAGCAGGAGAAGGGCGAGCCGCCCGAGGGCATGAAGTGTCTCTATGACTATCTGCACAGGAAGCAGATCGAGAGGGCTGCCGACGTCAGACGCTTGCAGGACATGTGCCGGGAGTAGACCTGTTAGGGATTTGTTAGTAACCGCGAAGGAATGAAGTGGAATATTGAAGCATTTAATCCTGTATTGTTACATTTATTCTGCTTTATTCCGTGTTATTGCAACATAATTCCGCAAAGCGCGCGTTCGTAGCTATTTCACACGCAGGAGGTCACTGGTTCGAGTCCAGCAGTCTCCACCAAAACCTCACT